CGCACCCGTAGAATCAACCGAGAGCGTGCCCGTGTCTCGCTGCCAAACTCCATCGAAAGGCGTTAAGCTGCGAGTCCAATACACTTTGTCGGTTGGAACGCTTTTGTCGGCTAAGCCGTAGATGGTGATTTTGTTTCTGACACGGCTTATGTCCGTGCGGTACTCGATCTGCTCGATTCTGTCTGTCAAGGACACGGCGCTTGTTTTGCTGTTTCTAGGAAAGAACTCGAACCTGCCATCAGGCGCTATGCGAAAGTCATAGCCTATGACGCCTTGCTTGTCGACGCTCTCTGCAACGTACTTGAGGATGTCCCAGACTGGCGAATCGCTGTACTCCAAATCCGTGTAGGTAGTATCCGTGTTTTCGACTAGTTCAGTGCTGCCACGTACATGGCTGATTCCAGCAAAATAATCCAGCAGGTCTTTGACTATGGCTTCGCCTTTCATGCCCTGATATGTTTTTGTGACTACTCTGCGGAATAGCCGTTCACCCCAGCAACGCCCAGACACCTTAACGTAATGTTCATTAGGTGTCTCTTGGTAGCTGATGCTTTCTGTTCTGGTTGTGATAATTTGGGGAACATTTACGCCTCTGCCGATGCAGATATAGCCGTCCTGTCCTACGCTGAGTGGATAAGGTCCGCTTGGACTGTATTTGCCGTCAAAATTCTGAAGCGTAAGCTCCCAGCTGCTCACTTCTTTGGTGGCTCCTAAATGCACTGTGCAATTAACCACATCAGCCTGCGGAATCCCGACTGAGCCGAGGGCGATTGCCATTTTTGGGATGCCAACGCTTGGAGCACTCATTATTCTACACCTCTGCGGTAAAGTGACTGCTCGCCAGCACGGATGATGCTCTTTGTTCTAGTCGGTGTCTGAGAAGCGGCAGAATTGTAGGCGTTGACGCTGTCTGTTGCCTTGTTCATCTGTGAAGCAAAATAGGCCATGGCGGCAGCGGCAGCAATAATCACGCCTATGCCCACGCCTGTCAAGGCGAGAAAGGTTGCTTGACTAATGTTTAGGGCATTCTGGACGGCTGTTGCGACAGATGTGATGGCGGTTTTGACGCTGAGGGCTCCTGTGGATGCTGTGGTGGCGCCTGCCGTAGCCATCTCAGTTGTGCCTTCAACTGCAACTGCCGCTGTATGGCTGGTGGTTACGACTGTCAGGAAATTGTACATGCGAACAGCCGACGAAACAACCTGCACCATAAGCAGGACTGTGCGGATGTATTTGCTTGTCTGCGAGTCAATCACGCCAAAATCCTCAGCTAAACTCGTAAGCTGGCTACCCATCTGGGCGGTTTCTCTTATGCCCCCTGCAACCGTGCGAAGACTAACTGTTGCTGATTCGGCGTGTGTCCGCATTTCAGTGAAGCTTGAGGCTGCACTTCGAATGCTGCCCCCCATTTCGGTTGCCGCAACGCCCACTTGGTTAAAGCTTGCAGATGCACTAGCTGAAGCTGAACGGATGTTTTCACCCATGGCTGTTGCGTCGGCGCTGATAGCCTCAAAGGTGTGCGTCGCCTCGTTGACCATGCGGACTGTTCCGCTTATCTCGCCTAAACTCATTGGGAAGCCTCCTCAACGGCACGCTGCACAGCTAAACAAATTAGCGACAAAAGCTGTTGCAAACTCTCCTGCATGGCACGGGTCAAGAAATAACGTGGTTGCAGGTGGCTTGTGCCGAATTCCTGAAAAAGAGCGTAAGAAGCATAAGCGCCGACTTTAACCTCCCACTGCCCTGCCCCGATGGCATATATGCTCTGCATTAACTGTCCCGTGCGAACGGGTGCTAGCTGGCGAGCACGAGCGGCGATTGCTTGGGCTGCCTGCGCCAAAGCGTCTTGGACATAATCTTGCGTAGCCTTGTCCACCTTTTCTATACTGGCACAGAAGTCTTCGACGTCAATTTCTAGGGTAAAATCAAGGCTCAAACAAAACGCCTTCACAGTAAAATTTATGAGTGAAATTAACAAAGTGGAAAAAATGGAGGGAACTCTTCTTGGGTGCCTACTATATTTGTAGACAATGTGGGTACGCTTTCCCAAAACAAGACAAACAAGAGGCCATTGACCTCGATTACGAGGACAACACCTATGGTTTAGATGTCCACTGCCCTCAATGTGGCGCAACCATAAATCAGTTTACCAAAGTGACCAGTGCAAAAGTTTCCCAAAGACTAAACGATAAATCACTTCAGAAAAACTCAGGAAGCAAAATGAAGCACTTAGGAAGACAATATAGAGGACGCGGCTCGGGGCCGCCTCTAAAGCGCATCACTTAAAAATTCCTTGACGCTTGGCTTTCTCTATCTCTTCTTTGGCTTGCCTGTCTACTTCGCCTATGATTACGAGGAATTCTTGAAGTTTCTTTGCTGGCGCATGTTCAAGTTGCTGTATAGTCCAGCCGAACTCTTTAATTAAGCGAAACTCTGTTAGGGCTGGATGCGGTTTGCCACGTCTCATCGCCCTTAACAGTTTTTTGTTTCCTCAACCTGGACGACGTTTAGCTTGTTTGCTGTCTTGCTCAACACTTCGCCTAGGGCAATAGGGATGCCGTCTTCGCCTTCACTCAGCAGCTTCTCAAGTGAAAGGGGCTTGCTATCTGGTTGATCTTTCAACGATGCCCAGATAGTTTCTGCTTGGATGGCTATGAAGTCGCTACTCTGAACTTGCCCAGTCAGCGGATGGTATTTGGTGTGCTTTTGAATAATGCGGCTACGTTTCGCCCAAGTGATTTCGCTAAAGACGTATTTGCCAGCATACTCTTTGCCAAAGCGCTCATCTAATTCTAGAACTTCTGTCTTCACTTTTTCACCTCGCAGTTAGCTTATGATAAGGTCTCTCGCCACAAAGGATGCCTTCAAGGAGACCAAATCCTCAGTTTTTGTGGGAACGGCCGCTTTTTCCCACTTGCAGTACTTGAACAGGGCACTGTTGCTTCCACCTAAGCCGAATTTGAGGCTAAACTCGCTGTCGTTGACTATGTCGTCGTATTCCTGCTTGCTCTCAAACTCGAACGTCAGTTCTCCACTTAATCCGCGATGGCGTTCCTGCAGGTACTTGAGCAAATAAGCAGACGTACCGATGACTGGCAAACGTTTAAGGTTGTTTTCGAGGGTAAACTTCCAATCTGTTACACGGGTAACGTCTTCAAGCCCAGATCCGTCCGCATTGCCCTGCTGCATATAGCTCTCATAGAAAGGCACAGCGCTTGAGTAATCAGCGTAGATTGCGCCTGCAATCTTGGCGTTGCTCGGAACTACATCCTGCCCAATCAAGTCGGCAGTGGCTTTGACTACGTCTTCGATTGAGCATTCAACAGTAACTTTATTCATCCGCATGCCCTTGTGTAATAAGTCGATGACGACGCCGCTCTGCTTCTGGTAAAAAACTTCTATGCTTGCCGAATTCAAAGTAGTTATCAGCTGCAAAAAGTTGATTGGTGCATCGCTGGGAAGAGCATAAGCAATTTTTAAACCGACTTGTCTTAATCCTCTGCGAATGGTGGCATAGTCTCTGGAACCGACGCCCCGAACCTTTATCAGTCCTGGGTCTAGCGCAGGCTCCAAATTTGAAGCTGTAGCAATTCCGAGCATTGTAGGGTTGGCGGGTGTCACGCCATAGGTTGATTCCTGTACATAGTAGATTTTGGCTTCATGCGCTCCATACGACATTTCTCTTTTTCACCTCTATTTTGTCTAAGTGACTGTAACGTACTCGAAAACCCAAGTTTTCAACGTGAACTCGGTTCGCCAGAGAAATGGCTTAACATCAACCTTGTCGATGTCGCGAAAGGACACCACATCCACATAAGCGATGTTTGGAACTTTGGTTCGATTCTCTCGGATGACACGGTTGATTTCCAAGCGCATTTTTTGGCGAATGCTCTGCCCCGACTCTCCGTCGCCCTTCTCAGTGACCCAAACGTTGACTTTGGGCGAGCCCACAATAAGTCGTTGAGATGCCGAAAGTCCTAGCTTGCGGTCTATAACGCTGCTTAATCCTACGGTGACCTGTGCGTCATAGGTTTTGAGGAGTTCTCGGTCGAACCACTCCCTGCCCACTGAGACCGTGCCCAGCGACTCGTCTGCCTTCACTAGCCGAATATTGGTCTGCAAAAAAGCTACAAGTGCCTCGACAATATCCATGCCGCTCATCCGTTTAGAAGCCTCCTGCAGACACTCTTGAAATACTCTACATCGCCATTGAGAGCGAAAGGCTGAACAGTCTGCACCTCATAGTCAACGCCTGACCGCCTCAGCTTATCATGCATCCGAAGGGGCACAAAACTGTAAACCGTAATGTAATCCTGCACTGTGTAGCCTGCTTCAAACACGAGTTCTCCAGCAGTTCCCATGGCAACTATCGCCTTAACGGCTAATCCGTCAGCATAAACGGTTCTGTCCCCAACATCCAACAGAGGATAGAGCGTTAGGTTCTCTCCGTTGAAGGCTAGTATTCGGGTGAAGTTTGTTTGTGGCTCTGTGTAGTTTAGGAATAGCTGTGATAGCCAACTTACGTTTGCCATTGCTTTGGCAGGTATGATTGGGCTGTAATCGGTGTATGTTGGTCCCCAATTCATGAATGCTCCTTGGTATTTTTGGATGATTTGCATGCTGAAGGCGAGGCTGGGCTTGTCATGGGCTGCCCTGATGCGCCAGAGGATTCCGCTTGTGATGTCGTCGTAGTATGTGCATGCTGGGTAACGGTTTTTGACGTCAATGTAGCCTGACCAGCAGATTGCAGGATTATAGGCTGGATATTCGGCAGGCGCCTTAATGCCCTGAAGGCTGCCATAGACAGCTTTGCAGGTATCGCTCCAACCCTCATAAGTAAAAAGCCCAAGCAACGCGAAGCTAAACGAGTCATCATAAACTTCGTTCTCGCTCAAGCCAACTCGGTGCCACTGGGCATCAGCAGGCTCAAAGTAAAGCCAAAGATTCTCAAACCCGCTCCTCAAGAAGCCAACCGCTTTGTCTGCAATGCTTTGGTATAATCCGGCGTTCTCGCCATCAACGTCTGAGAGCTTTTTGAGACCGATTAGGCAGTAGAGGCATTCAACGTCCAGTTGCAGAAGCCAAGCATCTTCAATGGTTACGGCTCGGGCAAAGCCACCGAAAGCTTGCTCGTCCTGCATTGTTTTGAGGAAGATTCCGCCTGCAAGCTTGGCAGCTTCCAAGTAGGCTGTGTTGCCAGTGACTTGGTAGGCGTCTAAGAGTGCAGGAATACAACGCCCAGCATCCACGCTGTAGTAGTATGTGCTGGTTTCTCCGCTTTTGAATCCACCATAAGCATTCTTATCTGGGTCTGTGCACTGTTGGGTTAGAATCCAATCGGCAAGCTCTATAATTTTGCTTCGGATTTCCGTTTGCTTGCTGGCATACTGATTTGCGGAGTAAGCTTGGGATAAGAAGTTTATGGCGAAGGCAGCGGACATGACGCCTTTTCCATACGCTGGGTCAGGAACATCAGGCGGAATAACGTACAAATATGGAGCAAACTGTATAATGAAATCATAGTATGCTTGTGGTACTGTGCCCATTTTTGACATCTCCGTGTAAACAACGCTTATTTCTCTGAGTTGACTTTCCAGTCGGAATTTGTTCAACGATAAGTGAGGTGACAAGATGCTGTCTCGTGATTGTGACGGATGCGCCCTGCAGCTTTACGATTGCAAGCGCCGTTACGCCAAAGTTACCGTCGGCGAGAAAGTGTATTGTCCAGACGGCACAGCACATCTAGTCGATGCTGACTAATCGGAAAATCGCTGTTTGCGGGCAAAAAGCGTATATCCCACCTGCAGAAAAGCGACTTAATGCTAGGCAAGGCTCATCGTTTACCGCTGAAAGCCGGTAGGAGGGATAGAGCAGATGCCTAAGAAGAAGAAAGAAGAGAAACCGAAACCTGAAGAAACGAAAGCTTAATACAATAACGTTTAGAGTCTGAAGTTCTAACTTCCTTCTTCCTTTTTCTATAACGCTTCCTCGCTTTTTTTGCGGACAAGCGGATAAGCGGACAACCTCCAGAGGTGTGTCCACACAATTTTTCCGGTTCTAAACCGCGCAAATAAGCCTTCTTTTAGTGAAAAGCGCTATTTTCACAGATTTTGTTTTCCTGTTTTCTTCGCTGATACATCTGGAACTTATCCGCTCGTCCGCTTATCCGCAACTATGGATTAAGCTCTGGACCACGATAATGCGGAATATGCCTAGCTGAATTGACGCTTAGGGCAGGCGAAGTAAAGTTGACTATGACTCTGAGTAGCTCATTGTGGAAGCTCTGGACCGCAGTTTCAAAAGCCAGCCGTGATGCTGAGCCTTTGGTGATAAACATGTCGCCCAGCCGGTAGTCAAAGGCGCCAAACAGGAGACCACCAGATGCAGCCACCAAGACACGAAGACAAGCGAGGCTAAGTGCAACCATTTTTGCCCAGCTAAAGCGTTCGTCAGTCTCAGTGAGGCTCTGACCAACTATTGAGTTAACATAGAGATTGGCGTAGTCAACGTGCACCTGAAGTGAAGTTTGGGAGACAGCTAAACCAAAAATGGTATAGTTACCACTTGCATCGGCTCCTGAAGCATTCAAGACGCCTTGAACATCACTTACGGTAACGTAAACTGTTGACGTGATTTAGCACCTTATTAGTTTAAAGAAGCAAAAAGGGGAAACTGAAAATAGTGTGCGATTGGTCGCTTTAGCTTGTTGCTAGGTCTGTTATGGCGCAGATGCATTCGCCGTTCAAGACTATTGGTGCATACCTAGTGCTCAGGAGAACGTCTACGGAGTCGAATTCTTTTTTGAGTTCGGTGTCGCTTGCCAATGGGCGTTTTATTTCGCCAGCTCTAAAGAATGATTACAAGAATTAGGATGCGGAGAAGGCTTGAATCTCTAGTCGCTGTTTACGAAGTAGCCCATAGGCGCATAGCTGGCGCTCAAGTTCTTGCCAGTTGAAACCATGTAGGCTGTGCCTGCTGGAACCACATTGCTTTCGTAGATGTCATAACCGTAGACTTTGCCCATCGCTCCGTTCTGAACCACTGGGTCGCCATATTGGCTGTAGAGCGTGAAGGTTGGCAGATACTTGAGGTCCCGAGTGTTAATCGGGTTCATCAGGAGGCCGTCGGGGATGAAGTTGGCGCTTTTGATTTTGGCTTCTGCTGCCAAGACGTCTTTGCTGCCGACTGTGTTTGCTATGGTTATTTCGGTGCCTGTGGCACCCATGGTTTTGCCCGTGGCTTCTATGCTGAAACCTGCGCTGTTGGCTATGACGGTTAAGCAGTCGCTGTCGATTGTGTAGGCCATACGTCTGGCTAATCTACGGAGCTGGTCTTCGATGACTGGGATGTAGAGGTCTTCGATGTTTTCGCGTGTAATGCGTTCTCGCAGTGCTTTCTTGTACGGTGTTACTGTGGCGTAGTCATAGGGTGTGAAGTCAAGGGGCATTTCTGCGCCTTCCGCAACTTCTCCTATGGCAGCTGAGCGGCTGCCTTTCTGCTTAACAAAGCTGGCAGTTTTGCCCTGCACAAGTGGGAACTCTGGAAACAGGTTCTTAACCACCAAGGCGGGCATTGTGAGCTCCAAGATTTTGGCGTGAAGCTGCGGATACGCAACAGCTCCGCTGTCTACCCAAGTGAAAGCGTCTCTAATCATAGACATGACAGTTCACCTATGGTAGGCAGCTGAGCAAAGCGTAGATGACAGTGTCAGTGCCTGAAGTTATCGCTCTGCCGATCCACTGCTCAGTCTTGTCGAGTTCAGTCTGTACGGTAGCTTGAACGTAAGATGCGGGTGCAGTCATGGCGGCGATTCCAGCTACTGCGCCGTTTGCCCAACTTGTGATTCGTTGGCCTGCTGAAACAGCGCCGGAAACAGTGACTCGGACTAAGCCTCTGCATATGACGGTTATTTTTTTGCCTGCAGTTCCGCTTGTTAAAGCTACGCCGATAACATCTTTTCGGACGCCATCGGTTGGCTTGACTTTGGGGACGTACCCTGCGGCGCTGATGTAGACTACGTTTCCTGCAGTGACGGTTGCTCCAGAATCGACTTCTGCGGTGATGAGGTAGCGGTCGCTAATGAGTGCAGTTGCTCCTTCTAAACTCATATGCGGTCACCTATTGCATGCCTTTGAGTTTGCTGTTGGCTTTGAGCAGGTCTTGGAACCAACCAAAATTAGCGCCTTGAACCGGTTCCTGCGTTGCGATTATCCCTTGGCCCTTCGGAGCATGCTTGGATGCAGCTGGCTTGTTGCACGCGTCTTCTGTGTCTTCTGTGGATTCGCTGAGTTTACGGGACAACTCGTTTAGCTTTTGAGTTAACGCCTTCTTTGTCGCACGTTTGCCGACTTCGGCGTCTATCTCTGAGATTTTGGTTTTGATGCCTTCGATTTCAGCGTCAGAAGCCGTCTCGATTTGGTTGTTGAGGCTCTGCATCTGGTCCATTAGCTCCTGATAGGTCAAGTCGCCTGCTTTCTTTCCAGCAGTTAAGCTCGATGGCTGTGTTTGCGCTTGAACAGACGAAGCATTTGCCTCAAGGTTTGGTTGAGACATTTGCTTCACCTTGTCGTCTTTGCTTTCTGGTTTGTTTTCAGGTTCTTGCAGGTCTCCCTTAGAACCCACATCTTTGTTACCTCTCGATAACTGTGAAAGAGCCATAGCCGCAGCAAACCCCACAGGGTGAAAAGCGGTGTTCTTGTAGGCTGGGCTCGCAACTATGCTTAGCTCTCGAACGCGGGGTTTGTGAACAATCTCCCAAGCCCCAGCGCATAGATGTGTTAAGATGCCTTCTATGCGGGTTTGTTTTCCGCAGACGCTACATTCAGTGTCGTCGCTATCCACCTGAACACTAACGTGGTTAACATAACCTCGCAGAATTTTGGGAATGATTGAAGGGTCTCCAACTTCGGCTTGGAAGAAAACTTGGTTGCCACTACGGATGGCCTCGGGAACTTTGCCGACGATGCTGAGAACTGACTCGGCGTGGTCAATCCGTAGCTGAGCACCTTTAAGCGAGGCAGTAAAGAAATCTAAATCTTCAGGCGGCACTTGCCACTTGTTAGCATTAACCGAAGTATCAATAGCCGTGCCCTCGATGGGTAGAATACCCTCTTTGAGAGCCAGGTCTGCGTTTATGCCTTCGGCTGCCTTGAATGGCACGTAAAACTTCAGTTGAAAAGTCATGCTCTTGATCCTAGCTTTGTTTTAACTCGCTTGTTTTCATCCATGCATTGAGCAGTCGACGGCGTTTCTCGTTAAACGCTCGGTAATCAAGAAGGCTGGAAATCTCTGTTTTGAAGTGCCTATCCAAGAATGCCCTGGCTTCATGTTGACTCTTAAATACTGCTTTGTCGAAAAGAAAGGCCTGAATTTCCCAGCGTTGGCAGCCTCGGAAGCGGCAAAACATCACCTGCACGCCTGCCGTTAAAGGCTTGAGTTTGCTTCTTTCAAGCTCTCTACTGCTTTCAAGCACTGTGAATCTTATGGTCTGCTGATTTTCTGAGAATCCGATCATTCCCTTTTATTTCCTTAAATTTTATTAAGTATCCTTCATTCCATTTTTCAGGGGAGACAAAGTTGAGAAAAGCGACCGTTACAGTCATCCTTCTTCTCGCTATCTCAGCTGTAATTCTTATTGAGCCTGCTAGTGCTTCTGGAGACTACTGGGTAGCAAGGGCGTCTATCCCGGTGGCGATGGATGTTTATGGTTTGGCTACTGTTAATGGGCAAATCTATGCTTTCGGTGTGGACGACAAACAAAAAGCGCTCACCTATGCATATAACCCTGAAACTGACAGCTGGTCTCAGAAAACGCCAATGCCGACTTCCCGTGTAAGATTCACGGTAGCCCAATATCAGGATAAGGTCTATGCTATTGGCGGCATTACTGGCTACGATTCAAACAGCGGTAAATCGATGATAACAGGTACAAATGAAATGTATGATGCTGTCACTGACACTTGGATAACTAAAGCATCTATGCCTACGCCTCGAACTTCAATGCAAGCCAACACAGTGAATGGCAAAATCTATGTGGTTAGTGGGTTAGTAGATAATCTCGCTCCAAACGGTCCAGCCCTTACAAACGTCACCGAGGTTTATGACCCCATCAATAACACCTGGACTACAGCAGCGCCAATTTCCACCCCTGTTTTTTCCTATGCCTCTGCTGTTTTGGACAACAAAATATACATCGCAGGCGGAGAAAAACAAGCTGGCGAACAATCACCTTTCACCGCCGCTCTGCAAATATACGATGTTGTCACTAACAGTTGGAGCACGGGCAAGTCTTTTCCATTACTTACGGTTCAAGCAGTCTCTGTGGCAACGACCGGAGTAAACGCGCCCAAACGTATCTACGTTATTGGCGGTCGATTGAATGGGCCAATAGATGCAACTCAAATCTACGACCCCGCTATCGATGAATGGACAAATGGCGCCGCTTTCCCAACAACTCATGACTATGTAACAGAATACTTAGCCGCAATCAATGTCAACGATACCATATTCACAGTGGGTGGAATAGCGCATGCAAATGAGGGCTTTTACGAGTTAACCGAACAATACATACCCGCAGGTTACACTGGAACCGTTATCCAACCACAGCCAAGCACTACCGCAAGCATTTCTCCATCACCTTCAATTGCAGAGTTCCAGTGGTGGACAGCTCTTGCTGTTCTTTTGATAACTGCTACCTTAATCGTATTACTAACAAAATGGAAAAAGATTACTCGCCAATAAGTGGTATTACTGAGTTGTTGACTGTGTTGGTAAAGCTGTGACTGGATTATCTTTCAGGTCAGGAGGCAAAGCCTCAGCGAACCCGAGCTGGGCTCTGGCTTCACTTCGGGCGATAATGTTTCTGCCTGCCAAGTCAGTGAGCAGTTTAGCTTTTTCCGCCAAGCTTGGCTCCCATATGGGGCGCCACTTCATGTGTGGGATTTCTTTGCCCTTCCCAAATTTGGCGTCAACTAATTCTTTGAAGAGGCGGGTTTCAGTTGTATCCCCAAAATTCTCCTGCAGCATCCGCAAGCGTGAAACGTATTCCTGCATCACTATGTCGGCTGTAGCGCGGTTCGTGCCTTCGCTTTCGCCTAAAAAGATTTTTGGGACGCCCAATACGGCTTGGCGCTGGTCATGCAGGTACTTGATCCACCAGTCAACATTGATTTGGCGAGTCATGCTCTGCATGCTGCTAACGTCGATGTCGCCTCTGACAACAACGTCCGTTGCAGGTCCACGCTTGGCGAAGGTTTCTTGAAGGGCTTCCCGCTGGGGGTCGGTGAAGGGGCGTTCTGGCGTGCCTGCTTTGATTACCAGCATGGGCTTTGTGTAGACGGCCATTATGGTTGCCATGTCCCGCTGGAAACTGTCGATGTAAGCTTGAATCAGAAGCAGGGGACGCAGCAGGCTTGTGCCGTAGCTGTATTCATACCACCAACTCTTAGCACCATACTTGTAGTGCACAATGTCTTGGGCTGGAAAAGCCACAGGCGGAAAAGTCAGCAACTGAATGTATCCGAAGATGTTGCCGTATTGGTCGCGTCTTACGCGGATGTGGACGGGGTCGAGGCTTTTGAGCCACCACTCCTCAGGCGGCGTTATGATGATGCCGTTTTGGTCTTTGTCTCGGCAAATCTCAAACTCTCCGTTCCCAAACACCAATTCATCAGTCAGCGTGATTCTTGCAGTCTGCAGGAAATCATGCTCATCCAACCAGTCAGTGAGCCATTGCCGAATCTCAGCTGTACTGCCCTCTAATTCGAAGCCGTTGCTTAGGGTTAGGTTGACTGTTACGTCGATGCTGGCTTTGATGTAGGGCGTGAAGTTGTAGAGGTCTTTGTATTTTGGCAGGTCCTCGACGGGGGTTGCGCCCCAGATGCGATCCCAAAACGCCGTGTAAGGCGGCGAGATGAAGCCTGCTCCGCTTGCGCTAATTTTGAACTGGTTCATGTAGCCCCAGAGGACGTCGTCGTCTTTCCAGTTGTAAGGAATCTCCTGCCGCATCTGCTTTAGACTGACGTTTGCGGGGACTTCACGGTTGGCCAGCAAAGGGCTACTGCTAACAAGACTTCTATGAGGCATAAATCAAAACTAGCAAACGCTACTGCTTTTTCTCGAAGGTAACTTTCAACTCGCCCCAAACCACGTTCTTGGTTATGTCGACGCCATCCAAGTAGACATGCAAATCAGCAGCCTTGCAGTTCAACGCTAAACCTAACGCCTTTACTTGGGGCATGGTTTGGTCGGTTGCGGTTAGGATTGTTTCTTCAGTCATAAAATCACCATTAAGTTAGTGAGGGACAAAGCCTGCGCCTATTCCCGGAGGAGGGGAACGCTTTAGTTGCCAAGCTGCCAGCGCCAATGCCACAACGCAGTCGTCATGGTAACCTTCTGGTGCTCCGTACTGCACGTTGCCGCTAGCCGTGGTCTTGTAGCCATAGAGTTTTAGTTCGTTGATTAATTCGGGGATGTTGGGGATGGTTAGCTGCTGGTTCTCAATCATTATACTGAGGTTTTCGATGAGGTCTTTCTTGGTTGCGTTGGTGAACTTGTAGCCTTCAACCCTGACGTTTTCACGATAAAGCTCGTCACAGACTGGGTCGCCGACTCCTGTGCTGTCAATCAGCAGCCGCGCGTCATAGCGTTGGGCTAGTTGAACGATTCTTTTGCGCTGGAAAACCCAGTCGAGTTCGCTGAAGCGGTCAAAAGCCACCAGACGCCCATCAGCATCCAAGACGACAAGGACGGTGAAGTCTTCGAGCTTTGCAAGGTCGGCACCCATGACGTATGTTTTAAACCGTTCAGGCGCTTGAAAACTACCTTTGACTATGCGGTCTACTCCTCGGAAGACGCTACCGACGTCCTCAAGGAACCCAGCAAGGACCTCTTGACGGTAAGCCAACTCAGGCATGTCTCGTGCGAAAGAGGCAATCTCTGCTGGGTCTAAGTATGGGTTGGAGGCACTTGGGAAGCTCCAGCTTTTGTAATCTTTCTGGGAAGGGTCTTGCCCACGAGTCCATAGTTGGAAGTACCAGTTGTGTCCTCTGGGTGTGCCGGTGAAGAATGCAATGCCTTTCTCATCCATCAACGCAGGCCTAAGCGCCAAAGTCCACGCCTCCTCGGCGATCTGTGCGCCCTCATCAACCCATAGAACCTTGATACCTTGGCTTCTTAGCGAATCAGGGTTATCAGCGCTTTTGAACCAGATATTCCGCTTGCCCTTCAGGAGCACATGGCGGTCGGCTCTGTGAATTTCCTCGATTAGTTCAGCAGGGCAGTAGTTGAAGAATTCGCTCCATTGCCGCTGTGTATGCCAATAAGTTGGGGCGACAGCAAAACCAACGATGCCTGACTTTTCTTTGCCTTGGCCTTGCTGCCAGATTTGTCTTATGAATTCGTTGGCGCCACAGACGGTTTTGCCCCAGCGGCGTCCACAGTTAAGCACTCGGAAACGGGCGGGGCAGAAGTGGAACTGAAGCTGTCCCGCGTGAGGCTTGTAGTGGATGAGTATTGTTTTTTGCATACTTCAGGGTCTTCCCATCGGATACGGATTTCTTCAGTCGCCATTTGCTCGGTTGGTTTAGCACCGCTGAGCTGGGCGAGTTCCATGTTGATTTGGCGCATAAGATTCAAGGCAGCAATGCGTGCGCGGTCGCTTTTAGCTTGGCTATACATGAAGCTGGCTTTACGGTAGAGCTGCTCATGGCGGTTCTGTATCTTAAACAGTGACGCGGTGACTTCTTGGACTAGAGGCTGCCAAACAGCCCTCGTGTTAAAATCATTGTATGCGGTAACTTCAGAGCAGCCGAATTTGGCGCAGGTTTCCTTAACTATTTCACGCTTGTTTAAGCCGTCTCCTTCAAGCTTTAGCAAAAACAGGCGTCTTTCAAGCGTATTCTTGAGCGTAAAAATCACTTTTCTTAGGGTGGACTTAACTTTTCTTTGGAACATACTTTAGAGAGACGGTTAAACGTCCCCTGCTATTGGATTTGACTAGCCCCTGGTTGATTCTTGTGTTGCCTTTTCCGTGGCTACCGTGTCCCACTCGCTTGATAACCCAATTGCCCAGTTCTCCCCTTATCAGCTGAGGATTGCTCGTTACCAAGTAAAATGGCAGCTTCGTTTTAGACGTGTAAAGCTCGGCTATGAAATTCAACAGGCGTTTGCCGATGCCTATGCCCTGATAGTCGGGCAACACTATGAGGCGGCTAACACGGTAATAATGCGACCTCATGTGCACGTGAGCGACAGCGATGAATGCAACAGGCTTAAACTGGTACATGGCGACGTAGCAGCGGACGCCTGCGCCAAGTTTACCGTTTAGATAATGATAGTGCCTAAAGGTTTGCCACAGGGAAGTGCCGCACCGATAAACTTGGAGTTCAACGGGCGGCCGACTTCTTTTTTTCGGCTAAACTCCATGGTGTCAGTGCAGAAAACCCAATCAGGGTCAAGCCAGTCGATAACGTCATAGTGGCAAGTAACTGCGATAAACTTCTTAGATGTTCGCCGAATGGCTTTGCTTATAGCATAGGCGCTTACCTTTGCGACCTCCCTATCAACGACGCTTGTGAATTCGTCAAAGACTATGAGCGGCTGGTCTAAGCTCAAGGCTCTTGCGATGTCTACGCGCATCTTTTCGCCTTGACTAAGCGCCTCGTAGCTTTTGAGCCAATCCGGAGGAGAAGCAAACCCCACGCTGCACAGGTTTTTGGTTATTTCGTTGACTTGCAGACCTTCTGGGAAATCGTCCAGAATTGATTCATTGGTGTATTTGAAGGCTTTGATGTAGCTGTCAGGAAAAAGCGTTTTTGCAATGCTTGTTTTTCCGGTGCCGCTACGACCGACAATAACGCCGATTTGCCAAGGCTCATTTTCGATGGGTATTTCTCCAACAAAGCGCTTTTCCATCTTGCAGTCAACAAGGGTGAAACTGCCAATTACCGACTGAGCACGAAAGCTGGCAGGCTTAGTCCACGTTTTCATAAAGTCAAAACTCGGCATTTGTAGCCCTCACTTGTCAGTTTGTTAAAGACGGCTTCCTGATGCTGCTCGTCTTCACATTCAACCACAATCTCAAATGACTCATCGAAGGAAACGCTTTTTTCATCCTCGCCCAGAAGGCTCTCAAGCTTGTCATCCGAGAGCATGAGGAGGTATTTGAGGTCGTCTTCTTTGCCAGCTTGGATAATACGCTCGTACTCAGCTTGATCAAGCTCTTTTTCATGTTTACCTTTGAGCTTATTTAGAACCTGTCTTAGCAGTCGACGATCTACGTCCTCTACTGGCAGGCGAATAACTGAGACTTCGGTCATTCCAAGGGCTTGAGCTGCAGTATAGCGCTGTTCGCCATCAGCGATTAAGAGATCTTTGTTTGTGATTATGGGTACAATAAAACCCCACTTCTTGATTGAAGCCTTGAGCCTTTCAAGCTGCTCTTTGCTCATCTTGTTGGGGTTTTCCCCGTCAGTTTTGAGCTCGCTGAGTTTTACGGTTTCAGCGGCTGGAATAACAATCGACAT